GTACGGATCACCTCTTAGTAGAGATTTCAGATACAAGACTGTGTCAAGAAGGTATATTACAACCTTCGAAGACCAATCAAGCACCTGATTAATCGCCACATAGATAGAGGGGTTAGAATCGAGGGCCTTTACATAAAAGGGTGTAACATCAAACCCTAAGTAATAGTCCCCGCCACAACTCTCTCTAAATGGTCCGTCAGAGTAAGATTTATCGGAATTAACGATAAATCCAGCACCTTGAAGTACTCTACAGAAACCGTCATACTCAGAGGCTGGAATGATGATATCATCACCAAAAACAGCCGTATGGCTCCAATCTATAAAAAGACTGGGGCCACCACGAGTACTTCGGTAACCGTAGATGAGACTAGCTATCAACAGGGTCATCAATGGGAAAGTAAAACCATTCCCCATCGTAGATATCATGTTGAGTTGCAAAGTCTCACCAGTCGGTAGTACAGTACTTGGTGACCTTACGGTAACCATATACTCATACCACTTTCTGGGCATCAAGAGCTTGACCAGTTCGGGCTTGATACAATCAGAAGCGGATTTCAGATCGATAGTCGCAAGACTACCATCCCTGGAACCGCTACACGCCAGCAGTTTGTTCTTTTCCTGCTGGCACGATATATCAAGTCCTATGCTTCGAAGTACCTCTTCCAGATAGTGGCCAGCAGCAAGCTGTAAGGCCATGTTTCCAGAAGGCTCGATAGCAATGGTCCTCTCTGTTTCCTCGTTCTTGGGAACCGTTGTCAGTCGTGAACCCTCTACTAACGAATAACCATCTTGCCTCCTGAGATTGTCATGCAGGAGAAAGTACGGGTTATTCCGACGTAGCATAAGTACCAAGGGAACACTAAGAGATGTACAACTCATAGGCTGAACGATCTTTTCAGCGGTATGGGTACCAGCTACGCCATTACTGGCGCCTGGGCCAAACCGCCAATGATCGAACATATGCCCGAGGTCCAAGGTCTCCTGTATATTGAACTCCGAAAGTCGAGTATTGAACCGCTCGAGTACTACTGTCAAATAGTACCTTGCGTTTTCAACCACGTCTCCAGGAAGGTCAATAACGTGAGACCCAACCAGGAGGTTAGTAGCAACAAAATTGCTGCAAGCTTCCTCCCGAAGGCCCTTTCGAGTGATTTTCGCACGCTTTCGCATGCGAGAAATCTGACGCTTAATCGCGAAGACTTTCCAGTCTTCTTGAAGGACGCCATGTGACAAC